GTTTACATAAAATTTGCAACTCATCGTGAACATATGCGACTTGGGTATACTGTCCGTGTAACCCCTGGTTTTTCAATTCCTCATTAAATAGAACAACCCAGTTTTTAGCTATGACTGCACCACAGCTCTGTAACAATAGGTTGAGTGCTTTGCGAGGCTCACGGCACGTTAAAACACGACCATCAACCCCACGAATCCATCCTTTCTTTGCCGACTTCTCAACCCTGTCAATTAGTGATTGTAGTTTCGGGAGTCCTTTCATAAATCTAGCTCTTATCTTCTTACCATCCTTAGTGTCTTTGCTGCCAATCAGAGACGCCAGTAGACCATCACCACACCCATAAACTAAGGCAAAGATGAAGGTCTTCGCCACAGCCCTTGTAGGAAGCCCTGCAAGCTCTTGGTTAAGTGAGTGTACGTCTCCTGTCATGATTGTTTGCTGATAGTCATCGTCCTTCATATAACGTGAAAGACAACGTAATTCAAGAGAGCTGATGTCAATCCCCACCATTTTCAAGCCACTTGGTGCGTAGAACAAATCCCTAAACTCTTCCCCGAAAGGTGTCCCCGGAGCAGGTATTTGTTGGAGGTTCGGGTTGCTTGCTGTAGTACGTCCTGAGACAGCCCCTAGTGTGTCCACACGCCCGTGAATCTTTCCCTCCTTGACTAGCTTCAGGTATCCATAACGACCCTCCTGTAGCATCCCTAGACGCTTCTGAAGCATCAAGAACTCGGTTAGGATTTTTGCCTCTTTGATCTCAATACCTTTTAAGATAGACTCGTCAACCTTTGGCTTCCCTGTGGTTGTGAACTCTGTAGGCTTCCACCCAAGACCTTGAAGCCGATCAGCTATCTGATCTCTAGAAGACGGGTTAAACGGTATCACCTTCGTTTTTGTTTTCATTTCTATAACGGTAGGTGGTAGGGTGTCTTGTAAAGCCTTCTTCAACTCCATCGATCTCGATTTAAGGCTGCCATACAGAGCTTCTGCTTTCTCTACGTTGAAGGGGAATCCGTCTCTCTGTTGCTGTGTCATGATTAGAGCAAACTTATGCTCCATCTCAACAGGCCTCTGATCCATTCTATCAACGTCTAAATGAGCGCAGAGCTTGGTGGTCACCCTTACATCATTCATGCAGTATTCGAGCATCTCTGTTGAGAATTCCTCCCAATCTGTAGACTCGTTAAAGTCTCCTTTGAGCATCCCTAGACGCACACCCCAAGCTTTTAAGGAGTGTGACCCCGTTAGAGTTTTAGGCGTAGGTCTCCACTCGCTAGATTTCTTAACCTCATGAATCCAGAGGTCACCATATTTAAGCTTGCTGACTAGTAATGTATCTACAATGTTTACGCTATCGTAAGAAAATCCATGCAGTCTTTTAAGGATGGGTAGGTCGAAACCAATGATGTTATGACCGATCAAAGTGTCTGCCTCTCTAAGACGCTCTAAAGCAGTATCAATTTCTTCTGGACCATAACCAGCAACAATCACATTCTCCCCATCCCACGCACCAACGGCAATGCAATGGACTTTTGTGGCATCTATTCCATCGGTCTCAATATCTATTACTAGTTTAGAAGTCATCTGAGAACCCTCCTGTGGTATCTTCTTTTAAACGGGCTGTTTCGATGTTGTAGTTTAGGTGACAGGCGAACCCTGTCTCCCCGGAATAGCGGTTCTTCAGTACTCTTATTTCTGAGATGTGAGGGGTATCTCCCTGCTGATCTCTAGATAGGGATATAAGGCTGTCGCTTAGTTGTGCTACAGCAGCCGACCCCCTGACAGCAGACAGGGTAGGTTGCATCCCGTCTTCATAGCCTTTATCCCCACCACCCATAGGTCTTCGTAAGTGATTAACAAGGATCATCCCACAACCAACCTCTTGTGTGACTGTCCGTAATGCTGTCATGGTGTTGTCAATGTTACGTCTCTCATCGCCCCCTGACTGGCCTGATACCACAATAGATAAGTGGTCGAGGATGATGAAATCGCACTCTTCAGCAACCACCATATACTTGATGCGCTCAATTAAATTCTCTGTGTCTGTTGACCCCCAATGGTCGTATAGCATTATGTTGTTATCTTTGACCGTCTCTGCGAAAAACTTAGTCAGCTTCTCATCTGAATGATCACCTAGATGGAGAGGTTCATTTGCTTCAATGGACATAAAGCCCAACATGCTTCTGCTCGGTGTTTCCTCTAAAGCGATATATCCTATCTTCAGATTCTGTTGCATTAAATGATGGGCAATCTCTCTGCACACTTGGGACTTGCCAGAACCTGTACCAGCGACAATGGTCAATACTTCGTTTTTGCGAATGCCGTGGAGAATCTGATTAAGACCCTGCCACGGCAACTCAAAAGAAGCATCCTTGCCATAAGAGAGAATGTCTCCCAACAATTCATTCCCTCTAACAATCCCATCAGGACGGAAGGTATCTGCATTCCATGCTGCCTTCACCCACTCAGCCCCTCTATTAGCTACCAACATTTCATTGGCATCTTTCAAAGGAAGCTTGCATATTTTTGCCTTACTCCCAAACAGGGCAGCACATTCTACTGCTGCTTTCTGTCCGGGTTCATCCATGTCAAAGCAAATTACAATGCTCTCAAACTTATTTACCCATTCAAAATTACGTTGAAGCGCAGCCTTTGCCGATTGTGAGCCGTTTGGTACGGACACAACAGGGTAGGGCTTATGATCGTTGATTTGAGCGACACTAATTGCATCGATCTCTCCTTCAACAATTGTAAGCCTCTTTGGGCTATCGCCAACATTCCACAGCCATTGACCGTAGAGTGGGGCTTTTTTAGTATCCCCTATCATCTTGAACTTTTTATCCTTCGCTCTGATCTTGGCACATACCCAAGTGCCATCAACATCATAGTAGTTTGCGACTTGTGTGGACTCTTCCACATTTACCCCATACTTCCAAATGCGACAACTCTCTTCCGTCAAAGCTCTAGAGGGCAATGCTTGGTATTGTAACCCTGATAGTTTCGTTTCCATTTCTTCTCCTATACGTTCTTCGTTAACAGTAGTACTCTCTTTTTTGACATTTGCATCGCAAACAAAACAATGGTAATTATCGGTGTATTCCGCATTCCCATCTGAGCTTCCGCAATTGTCACATCGAGTGTGCCTTAAAAATTCCCCCACCATGCCTCCACATTAAAAGATGGACATTCCTTGCTTGAAAACTTGTTATGCCCTACAACCTCCGCATCAGGATAGAGTTTAACGAGGTCTTGAACATGAGCTTCTAAAGCCTTCCATTGGAGTAGGGTGAAGTCTGCCTTACCATGCCTTCCCCCAATAACACACACACCATGAGATACGTCATTTTTACCCCTGACATGCGCTCCAACATCCTCGTACTCACGCCCCGTTTCTATGAGGCCGTTACGCTTTATGACAGAGTTATAGCCGATGGTTCTCCACCCTTTCTCCTTATGCCACTTGGTGATCTCTCTAGCCCCAATGTCCATGCCCGGAGGTGTGTCTGAGCAATGGATAATTATGTATTTAGTCTGTTTCCTCTTCGCCATTTACCGTCTCCATCCATGATTCTGGTATTGTTTTATCAGCGTACTTAAAGTTGTATTTCTCACACCATTCAGCACAGGTCATCTTACTGCCTTGAAGACCTGAAGCTGAACGTGTGAAAACAAACCTAATATCTAGACCAGGGTTTTGATCCCTCACCAATCGCATCTTCCGTTGATCCTCTTGGTAAAAGTAACCCTTAGTCTCGATTAGCATACCGTTGACCTCAAAGTCTGGGGTGTAGGTTTTCTCCACCACATAGCTCAACTTCTGTCCTTCATAGGTATACTTGATGTCACGCTTTTCTAAATCCTCCGCAACATCTTTTTCGAGACCTGATCTAAAAATCCCAAACCTCTTGCTCCGCCCCCCCAGCGTCCACTGGTGTCTTTTCTTTGGCACTTGTATCCTCTCCTTGGAATCCGTTGTCGTAGCTTTGGAAGTCTCCGCTTCCGTTACCATACTCGACAAGTTTAACGATTTGAATTGAACGCAATCTTAATGATACTGAGCAATTCCCTGACATTTCCCAAGGCACTAGCTCAAACCCAATTGCGATTTGTGACCCATTCCCAATCAGCTTGTCACCGATGTCAATTGGGGCTGGTCCTCTGTTGGCGTTACCTGTGTCGTAGATAACAATTTTAGGGAAGAATGAATCACCCCCATTTCTAGGCTTCACCTCATAACGCTGTTTAAATTTAAACACGACCTTGCCTGTATCTTCACCGTCTTCATCAAGAACAGCCTCATACGGTTTAGTGACCTTGAAGTTCTTCTTCGGTGCTTTAGCTTTAGCGATAACCAAAGCCTCTTCAACAGCAGCATCAATTGTTGCCTGAAGCCCTGTCGCTTCTTTTGCTTCTAAAATCAATGAAGCCTTGTAAGCTACAGGCTGAAAACGCTCATCAGGTTTGGTTGCCCATACCCACGTTGCTTCACCAACAGGTGTGGTTAATACTTCTTTAGCCATTTTTAATTCTCCTTCTAGTTAAAAAAATAGTCCGAATCTAGGACTTGGTTTAAATCGAAATTGCCCCGAACAGGCATTTCAGGTGTTGCATCTCCGAATAAGTAGAGTGCTTCTTCATAGACATCTCTCACAATATCTGTCTTGGTGTAAAGGTCTACGAAAGTCTTCTTAATGTTCTTTTTCATCACAGGCATGTCTGCTGCTCTGCAACCATATGAGTCATGTACAAAAGCCATCGGCATATGTGGGTCGTGTTTCAGGTTCTCTTCCACAGTTGCGTCCAAATGGGCTGTATCCATACTGTGGATAAAATTAGGACTTGCCCCCTGACGATTCCTCCGGGTACAGGATTTCTTAGGGTTTGGTTCAGACAAATTCACCTGAACAAATGACCCATCGATGGTGGTTCTGACTCTTTGGGTTGTCATATCTGTGTATCTTTGGCTCACGGTGAGTCCATTTGGAGGGGTCCAGGTGAATGGTAGGTTCTCTTTAGCATATAAGGCTGCTATCTTCTTAATCCACTCCATAAAGACGGCCTGTCCTGATAGTCGATCATTCATTGCAGCCCAAAGATGACCAGTCAGGAACATACTCATGCGTAAATCCTCCCTCATGAGCCACTCCGGGGGCTTCCCCTCATCTCTTTTGTCAGAAATGTACTCATCTATGTAGCGAGTACAGCTTTGTCTTGTTGAAGAGTAGCTTTTTGTCATCACAGGTCTCTTTGTGAGCTTCCTCACTAGAAATCCTGAATCTAACCAAGCTTTACATTTTTCTTTTTCCTCATCACTCTCTTTCAGAAGGGCTTCAACATCATCAGAGAGGTTTTGATAGAGGTCTTGAGGTATTTCTGAGGGTGATAGGTTGGTTGCTTTAGCCCCAACAGGGTCTCTCAAGATGGCACTCATGTGTTGAGTCCCATTAATTGACCCATCCACAGAGCAGATCAAGGAGGAGGCAAAGCCACGCCCAATCTTATGGTAATCTGCGTACTCAAAAGAGAATTGGAGCATTTCCCAAGGGGAATCTGCCTCCCTCCACCCTCTATTTTCGTAAGGATCGGCTGCCCACAGCAGAATATCTTCATGTATAAGTTCCATAGCCAACAATCGCTCTGAAAGTCGGATTTTATCTAACCCCCAACAGTTAGCACCGTGTAACAACAAGCATTTCTCTTGTTCATCCGTCTCAATCGGGGCAGGTTCTGCAAATTTCAACAGAGATTTGGCTACTTTTGTCGATTGGTACGTTAAGAATGGGGAAATAGGGTATAAACGACCCCTGAAATCACGGTTATGTGGAAAATAAATAGTCCTACCACTAAATCTCTCAGCCAATTGCAGGGTACGGATGAAGGCAACCTTTTTTGATAGCGATTTAGCGTTTTTATTGTGTATTTTTGCAGCTTCCCTAGACCATCCTCGCAATTCCTCACGCTGAGACGGGGTCATGTCTGCCTTTTTTATTGTTAGATCGGCAAAAGGAGAGATCGGGACTTCAATTAAGTCTTTTTGTGGTAGACCACCATCCCCCCACCCTGATGCCCACGCTGTTTGAACAACTTCAAGCACCCTGGTGTCAATGGTGTAGCCTGTTTCTTGGAGTGCGTTGGTTGTTTTATAGACTTGTGGCATCTCCTCCCACGAAACATCTTCTAGATAATTCTTTCCTGTTGCCTTAATGAGCGGAATATCATGGTAATTTTCAGAGAGATACCCACCCCCTGTCAAAGCACTCCACTTTTTAGGTGGGTGTACCATTGGCATGAGTACAGGAGAGAGGCATTCGCCAGCTTCATGGGCTTTTTGTATCCAATCTAACGTGTCTTGTGTCGCTACTATGCTCCACACTCGTTTTTTATTAGAGGTTGGGACTTTGGTTATCTGCACCAACCCTGTCTTTGAGATGATAACGGAAAGTATTTTAGAGCCAATCAGGTAACGGTCTCGTTTTGACCAACTGTCATGCTCAATTCCATACTTCATTTTGGCCTTATGGTGTAGGGCTACACGCCTGACGGTTCTATTCGTTGTTCTCTCCGTGACTTCATCTAAAGTAATTTTGAAATCTTGTGGGTGTAGTGCTTTAAACTTTGAATACCGAACTTCATCCTCAATTAAAGACCCAATCAACACACATGATGTGCCTAATGCTGACCGTTTTGAGACAGCATCGATGACACTTTTCAACGCTAGACAAGCTGCTAGTTTTGGAGACACAAGCTCTAATTTAGTAGCTATTTTCCCTAATGTTTTACCTTTACCGCTCCTAACTTCCGCAACCCAATCTTCAATGCCTCCACCAACGCTATGGATAGAGTGATTGATAAGAGTGCGACCGTAACCACTATTGCTCTCACTATCAGAAACAAGAGAGTTATTGATGCTCTTCCAATATCGATCAATACCTTGCTGGTAACCCTCATGCTCTTGAGCCAATTGCTCTTCATATAATTCCCTCATCTACGCCACTCCGTACAAGTAACGCCAATCCAGTTACGAATGCGTAACAATATGCTTCTGCTGTGAAACACGCTGAGAGGCCATATATAACATACGCTTGAGGGTTTGATCCGATAGGGTAAGAGAAACAGATCGGATTTTGAATCCAACGTGTCTACCTGTTTCACCACCCCGGCGTAGCTATATCTGGTTTCTGAGCTATTCATAAACTCCATTATACACAAAAATTCCCTCCATAACGCCACTTTTAAATTCAACCGGATTTCAGTCCAGTTGCCTAGCATAGTCATGATAATTCGATGTACTCAGGTAAGCGTAACGCATTGTCACACTAATATCTGAGTGGTTTGCCATTCTGCTTATAGCTTCAATTGGTGTGCCTTTCTGCACATGCCATGAACAGAAGCAATGCCTTAAATCATGCCACCTCATCTCAATACCTTCAATTACACACACCTTCTTGAATAGGTAGGTGAGCTTGTGTTTGTTGAAAGGAAAGAGCTTGCCTGGTTTTTCCAATTCTTTTAAACGTCTCTCTACGACAGTCACAACTCTCTTAGGCATTGGTGCTTTGTGTAGCTTTCCATTCTTGGTGTTGACGATAACAAGTTCCTTACTATCAGAAGCTACAAAGTTCTCCGACCAATCGGGAGATTCACTCACCAATCCTAAAAGCTCTCCCTGTCGTAGACCTGTTCTACAAGCAATAACAATAGCATCAGCAATATCGTAATACCCAAGCATCTCCGCTCTCAGGATCAAACGATCAATGTCCTCTTCAGGCACAAATCGAGGTCTAGTGCTTGTATCACTCAGGCGATCTAATGAAGGAAGGTTTTGAATTGCTCCTAGTTTCACGGCATGTTTCAACGCCATACTCAAAGCAGATATCTTCTTATTGATCGTGCTATTACTATTGGTTCTCGCCAAATAATCTTTAAAATTCTCAATGTCATCAGTAGTCACAGCGGCAACGGTCATGTCTTTCCCAAAGAAATCTATGCAACTTTGCGAATTAACCAATGCCGATTTCTCACATGGCTTACCCTTCCATTTAGCCTTCCACACCTTATCGAAAGCTATCTTCAAGGTCATTGTGCCTTTCGCTGTCCTGCCCTCAGTTACAGCAACGCCTCTTTTGACATTCAGCTTTGTTTCAAGTTCCCACGCCTCGGCTTCAATTTTTTCTGAAAAGTTCTTTCGGTATCTTTTTCCTCCCGGACCCGTAACATAAGCTTGCCATGAGCTACCAACCATACGCACACTCACGCTATCATCTCCACCAACCTGTCTCTGAGCTTCTTTCCTTTGGTGGTTAACTCTACAATCTTTTTAATTCTACACATCGGGTCTTCGTAAGCCGTCACCAATCCCAGGCCAGGCCGTAAAGCCCTGACATGACCCTGGTTTAATATTGTTATGTTCCTAGATGCAGTCGCAGTTGTTGAGCCTAGCATCTCACCAATGGTGTTCACATTCAATCCCTGATCATCATCCTTCTCTCTCAAAGCGATATAGAAGAAGGTGAGTAGGGTTTGAACCTCCAACCCCTGACTTCCTCCTATATCCTTAAAAGTTTCTAGAATATTAATAAGGGTTTTCAGCCCTTTTCTTGTCTCGCTGTTCACTTAAATTCTCCTTCTCTATCGATACTAAAACAGACACACCTAGCCAAAAAAAGTAATGGTTTCTAGATGTTATGCTCTCGTCAACTATCACACACGGTAGTATATCTCTAAAACGTGTCAGTTCAATAAAAATACTACCCGTTCCTATTCTGTTCAAATACATCCCAAACTCCCTAATCAGTAGAAAATATCCTTTAAAATAAGCATTGGGTATATTAACAAGAAGGCTAACGCAGCAGTCCAACCCAATAAATCAACTATCAGCTTCATACACCCCCCTCGTAACGGATGCCACCCCGTAACAACTTCAACATATTAGTTAATGTTTCTTCCGCTGTCCAGAGCCAAGAAGAAGATTCCGTGTTGTATATATAGTTGGCAGCCTTTGCCTCAACTATCTCCTGTAATCTCTCAGGAGGTATCTCAAACCGTAAATCAAAGTCACCATCAAGGTAAGGTCTTTGGGCATAAGAGCAATAACCCTTACCGTTCAGTTTAAACACCCAACCATCCATCAGGTCGAGAGATGATCCATGAGAGGGTACTACCCTCTTCGATACCCACATCCCTCGCTTTTCAGCATACTCATCAACTAATGGTTTAGCTTGGTTCAGGTCATCGATCAAGGTTTTCAACTCCTTCCGCAACCTACGGTATGATGCGTGTCCGTAGAAACCACCTGTCATTTGAACCCCTTGATTAAGTGTTCAATCACCTTAACCGTGAACGAGTTCCCGATCATCTTGTACGCTCTCGTTTTAGATACGCTATCGCAATAACCATCAGGATATGTTTGCAATCTAAGGCATTCGGTTACTGTTAGTTTTCTATAGTACATGTCATCAAGCACAACATTGTTATCTTTCTCAACAGTCGTTAGGGCATTGGTCTTGCCACCACCACGAATCTCTAACCGCTGTTCTGTTTTACCTGAATTGCCCGAAACATATCTTCCTCTCCAAGCACCGCATGTTATTTTAGGCTCACGGTTACCACCTGTCATTGCATTGATTGTGGGTGCTTTACCTGATGGATCGTAAACCCTTTTTAATGACTCATGTCCATTCAGGTCATTAGCATCGGCAACATGCTTACATAAGGCAGAGGATGAAGGCTTGGTTTTCCTCTTGGTTGCTGTGCCTATCATCGTCCGTTGTTTTCTTTCGATAGAATTCCAATAGACAGCACCCTCATAAGAGGCTGTCAGGGCAAATGACTTGTTCTGTTTTGTGGTCATTTCATCCGTAGCAAAAGCATCATCATCTAAAATATCTGCTAACACCAAACCTTCATCTTCGGGTAGTTCCTGCTGCGGTATGTTAGTCCAATAAAGTCGCTGTCTATTCTGTGCTGAGACCAATGCCGAATTTATAGCTATAGGCTTAACCCCCAAGGTATCAGAGATAATGTCTTGAGCAAATTGAGCCATTTTGACATTTTCCAGGAGGAAGTGACAACCTGGATTTATCTCCATCGCCTCTTTCACTATCCTTGCATACTCCCAAAATAACTTAGACCGTGGATCATCAAAATTAGTAGCTGATCCTGATGCTCGTGAGAATCCTTGGCACGGTGAACCACCAACAATAAGGTCAAGCTGCGGTAAGTGTTTCGCAGAAAGCCTTGTCATATCTCCAACATGCTTAACCTCGACATGCCTGTCCATCACAACTTTTATCGGATACGGATCTATCTCACTAGCGTAACCATTGAAACGAATTCCGCTGTTCTTCAAGGCTTGCCAAACCCCACCCATACCATCACACAACGATAAAACATTGATGGGTTTTTTGGTTGTTTTAACTTGATCCCAAAGGCGTAAGTCAATAGGCTTGCTTTTTACTACAGGTGTTACTCTGTCTTCTCTATACATTTAATGTCTCCTTCTATCTATTTTGTTTTTCGGGTACAACACTCACTTGCGAATTTTCGTACATGACTGCAAATCTAATCTTCTCTCCCATCCTCTGTTTGAGGAAGTCAGAGTATTCTTCTGCTTCAGGTTTTGATCCAAATCGGAACGCTGAGACCCACTTACCATCGTGGAATGTTTGAATAATCCAACACTTGATCTTTACGTTATTGATCATCTTGGGTCACAACCCATCCTCAGAGCATAGGTCATTAGTTCTTGAGCCGTCTCATGAGGTACTTCAATTTGCGTGATGCCGTCTTTGTCTTTGAGTTGATAAATTAGCACTCCCTCACTATCAGATTTACTATCAGGTTTTTTTCTGAAAAGATGACCTCGCCAATCTAGAGCCTCTCCCAAAATATAGGCTCTAGTTTTTTCATTCACACCCCAAGACGGATGCACATGTGCTGAAAATTCATGTGCTAGTCTTGATGCTTTTTTACTAACTACTTCCATATTTCTCCTTCCATAGTTTTGTTATTTTTTCTAATGTTTCGTGATCAACGCCCAAGTATCTGAAAAACCTTTGCATCTCTTCTTCATCAGCACCTGCGAATTTAAGCCACCCCTCTAGTTCATTGCCGATGAAGCACTCCTTGTCCATATCGGACATGGCGTATACCACCATCTTCGCAATGTTAGAGTCAGTATCATCGTTATCTAACTCCAAACAGTCAGGACATATGTAGCCCTTGTACATAGGTGAATCGGCATCCTCTTGATGATCGGCAGGTACTCTGTTGACGAATAAGCCTGTACCAAAACCTGTATCTCTTTTGCAATGGACACAACCATCGCCTAAATCTATTGTCTTCATCTTAATCTCCTTCTACATAAAAGCTAAACGTGTTGATGTTTCTAAAAGGTAATAATGTGTGCTGTTGCAATCGGGACAATAAACTGCTTTCTCCTTACTGTTGTCTTTAGGGTTTTCTACATGATCAGTCCCTTCATAACCACAGCACATACACTCAGATAATCTCCCGTGCATATCCTCAATCAAATCCCACTCTGAACTTGTCATCTTAATCTCCTTCTGCATTTAATTAACTAACGTAACAATTACCCACGACCACCATAGTTGGTGCGGTCATTTTCTTCTGCTAATTCTGCCTCTTTATCTGATCCATATTGAAGGCACTCCTCGCACCTGATTATGTACTGTTCATCATCTTCAGGGTCTTCCGAATGAAAGTCTTGATCCTCAAAATCAGGGTTAACAACATAGCCCTTGTCTTCACACTTCGGACAATAATTGGGGCATTTGACATTGGCTTCAAAGTGATCTGACAAATCTTTCAATGACAGATTGTAATATGTCCTTGGGTCGACAATGAAACGACCGCATTCAGAGCGATAAGGATTCAAGATTTCAAAATCCTCATAAACGATAAAGCTGTTCCCTTTCTTGAATTTCAACATGTCTT